CAAGGCGATCCCGGCCGACGCGAAAGTTCGCGGTCACGTGTACCTGCTGGATTACGAGGACGGCGCCCTGGTCGCTCACCCACTGAAAGGGGACCAGGGTCAATCGGCATTCAACAACGCCCGGGATGGGGTGGCGACGGAAAAGCCGGTGGGTGTGAGCCACTTCCGGACATGCCCGCAGGCTGGGAAGTTTGGCAAGGGGGCGAAGAAGTGAACTGGGATGAGGTCCAAGAGGGCGACATCCTTGTTTGCCACATGAGCCACGGACCGGTGCCGCTCAAGATATTGCCGACGTGCCGAGAATGCGTTCCACGCGAGATATGGAACGCTGTTTGCGCCTGCTCGAACCCGGAGTGCTCCCGAACGGTTACGGCGTGGAATGTCCGAATTGCCTTTTCTACCGGCAAGGTGGATGTCTACCGCGATAGCGTGAAGGTCATGGAGGCACTCAATGTCTGACCTCTTCGAGTTCGATAAGGGCTCTTCTCTCACCCCGGGCGAGCGCGCCATGGAGGAGATGCTGTCCCGCACTCATGACCCGGCGGCGGACCTGGCACGCGAGCGGGCCGAGAAAGCGTTAATGGCGGGCGATCCTGAGCGCACGGGCAAGTTTAGTGAGCGCAGCCGCAAGGGAAAGGCGTCCAAGGACCTCGGCAACCGGCTCACGCATAAGGTGATCGAGTTCTACCAGGGGCAAGGCTTTATGGCCTGCAGGGTGGATTACGGCGCCATCGTGTACGGTGGGGGTGTCCGCTCTCTTGACCTGCTCGGGGTGGGCGACGTGCTGGCGATCGGGCACCGGCGCACGATCCTCGTGCAATGCACGGTGGAGGCAAAGCGGACCGAGCACGAGCGCAAGCTCTGCGCCGACGAGCACAAGGACCGGATTCCGCGCATCTTGCGCACACCTTACGACCTGGCTCTCGACTGGCTCGCCCATGGTGGCGAGATCCAGATGGTGGCCTACGAAAAGGACGAGCGCGGGCATTGGCAACCCTCCGTATTCGATGTGACGCGTGAGTGGCTGATTGCCCGGCACGACAAGCTCAAGGCTCGGAGGGCGGCATGAAGAGGCTATTCCGCACTTTCCTTTGTTGGGTAGGCGCGCATGATGCCGACGATTACGAGCTCGTCTGCGATGGCATGGGCGAATGGCTCTACCGCTGCAAGTGGTGCGGGCGGGAAGAGGAGGGGGAATGAACGCCCACTGCAAGAGTGTTTGGGCGCTTCGACTTGCCGCCGCGCGGAACCTACAGACGCAGGCGGCTCAGCGGTTTGGGATGAGGTCAAAGGAGTTCAAGGATGCTTGTCAGCTTGTTCGTGAATTGGTAGCTCGCATGGAGGCGAAGAGGGATGGCTTGGGCGAAGTTTGACGACGGCTTTCATGTAAACAGAAAGATCGTCCCATTGAGCGATAAGGCGTTCAGGCTTTACACCTGTTCGATCACTTACGTTCAGCAGCAGCGAACCGGCGGTCAGCTCTCCGAGCACGACATCCGGGTCATCTGCTCCATGCATCGATTACCGCCGGCGAAGACTCAATCTGAGCTCATCGCGGCGGGGCTCTGGGAAGCCGAAGAAGGTGGCGTGATTATCCACGACTGGGAACAATACAACCGTCTGGACACTGGCTCCGCTGCCCGACAAAAAGCCTACCGAGACCGCAGGAAAGACCATAACGCGTTACGTAACGGTGACGGTAACGCATCACGTAACGGTGACCATAACGCGTTACGTGACGTTACCTCGCAGACGCGGGCGCGCGTTCCCGATCCCGATCCCGAATTAGTAATTCCCAATTCGGTAGTTCCGCGCGCGCCCCTTCAAACTGGTGGGCAATCGGAAGCGACTTCGAGGGTCCTTACGGCCAAAGAGATCGAGGATATCCAGCGTTGATAGTCCCTCTCAACGATCTCGGATACGATCCAGAATTCGCCCTGGTTGGGTGCCTGATTACGTTCTGCGACCGGGTTACGGTGCCTACAGGAGTGAGCCCGGAATGGTTCAAACATCCAGCGGCCCGGACCATCTTCGGGGTGATCGAGGATCTCAACAAAAGGGGTCTGACTCCCATGCCGGTGGCGGTGCGCAGGAGGCTCGAGGAGCTTGGCCACTGGGAGGCGATCGGGGGTGAGGATTTCTTCGCCGATATCATGACGGCGACGTCTTCTCCCACCCAGGTAGCTACCCTCGTCGGCGTGCTGGAGCCCCAGTTCGTGAAGCGCAAGACGGTCGAGATTGCCCGGTGGCTGAACGACTGTTCGAAGCGAGATGACATCACTTCGGGGGAGCTCTCGGACCGGCTCCTGGAGGCTGCGGCGATTACAAGCGGGGTGACCAGATCGCCAGTCATCAGCATCGGCGACGTGGAGCACGGAGGGGACGATATCGGGGTCTCGACGGGGTTCTCGAGGCTGGACTATTTCACCAGCTGCGGAGGGTATCCGGCCGGGCAGACGTCGGTGATTAGCGCCTATCACAAGGGCGGGAAAACCAGCTTTATGCTGAGCTCGGCGCTTCGGCAGCTCCAGCAGGGAAAGCGCGTGCTGTACGCCACGTTCGCGGACCTGAACCGAAAGCAGATCAAGCGGCGCCTTCTTCGCAACCTTTGCGGATGGTCCAAGCCGCCCGATAACCTGCATCTGCTCCAGGATTACGATGAGGCTCTCGCCTGGCTGAACGCCGCTCCGCTGGACATTTACGACGCATCGGCACTCGATGCCGGCTACGACGTTGAGACCTTCTCGGCGTGGGTGAGGGCGAATCACGACCGCAAGGGTTACCACTGCATTTTCGGCGACTACGCCCAGAAGATCCGGACCGTGAACAAGCGCGTCACGAACGTGTTTGCAGAGGGCGATTACTGCTCGGCAGCGCTGGCCAAGCTGGCATCGAGGATCGATTTGCCGGTGGTGATTGGTTCCCAGATCACGGAAGGGAAAGAGGGCTCTTTGACCCGCACGAAGAACAGCCGGGCATGGGAGGAGGACGCCGGCCTCGTACTGCGGCTCAAGCATCCAAACGGCGGCTCGCTCGTCGAGGTGAAGGTGCCCTACTCAAGGTTTGGCCCAAGTGGGCTGGAGGCGACACTGGATTGGAACAGCGAACGACTAAGGATGGAGGAGTGATTATTCATGGAAGACACTTTTCGCGGAGCTCGCACGTTCACCGCTGACGAGGTGCTCACTGGCTGGAGGTCTTATACCGGCATGCCTTCCGACCGTCCACCCGAACAGCCCGAGGGGAGGCGAACGCCCGGCGCTCCGAAAGAACCGGGGGCGAGCTCAAGGCCAGAGCCCGAGATTGTCCAGCTCTGCTCTCCGGACATGACATTCATCCAATGGCTCCACGTGGAGAAGTTCTTCCGCCGGCGGATCCAGTGGAGGGCCAGTTACCCGCTTTTGCTGATGGGGGCGCCGACAGATTGCGCTTTTGCTTTCGAGGATTGGTACCGGAAGAATCCGCTCGTCGAACCACTCTCCGGCACTGGATTCGGATGGCGCAAGCCTCAGCCCGATCTTGTGGCGATGTCGCTCTCTGACGCCGTGGCCTGGCACAACGACCGCCGGAAGAACAAACACCGGCAAGTGGGATACGAGGCAGCCAAGCGAGCAGCGCAAGAAGGGCGATTAAGTGCCTGGCAGCCGAAGGACGAAGGCGGGAAGTGGTGGACTCGTCCGGCTGAGATCGAGCGATGGGAACGCGAGACGCAGCACGGCGGATGCCGGCATGGTGCTGGCAGAAAGAGCGCTTGAAATCTGTTTTTTTCGCTTAAACGACCTTTGCACGAACCTTTCGCGGGCGCTATGCCGTATTATGCAAACGGTAATCAAGTTCCCGGTGGGCGGGCCCTTCTCCGCCTTCAGGTCGAGCGATTTCCTTTTTCCAGGTTCAAACCCGCGTGGATTTTGGGCCGATTTTTGTGTCAGGACCGCTATGGGCAAGCCCTACGACCCGATGGTTTTGATAGGTGCTGCGCTAGGGGCTGCAACGATCGCCCTTGGCAAGCCCAAAGAGCCGATCTCGCCGGCCCAGATGCTTGGCAATATGTGCGCGGCGTTTGCCTTCGGCTATTTCGCTCCGGAGGCCGTTGCCACTTACTGGCCTTCGGCCGAGCGATTCATGGGGTTCGTCGCCTTCCTCTGTGCGGTGGTGGGCGTATCGATCACCGCTAGATTGGTCACGCGGGCGCCAGCGATGATGGACCGCCTACTGACAAAAAGGCTAGAGGCCGTCGTAGGAGACGATGAGGAATGATCGATCCCGCCCAATTGACTCCAGCTCCTGTATCCAGGATAACCGGAATGCCAAACGCGCTTCTTTCACTCGTGATTCTGGCCGGCGTCATCTGGATGTACCACGGCAAGCACACCTCGAGGTGGATCGACAGCCTTCGCAGGTTCGCGACGTTCCTCCTGGGCGCTGCGACCATGATCAACCTAGGCGCCGCGGTGACCGAGAAGTACTACTACCTCGCCGTCTGGTCGGAGCCGCTGTTCAAGGTGTCGATCGCGTTATTCGTTGTGGCCACGCTGACGGAAAAGAACCTGTGGGCCGAGATCTTCGACGCCTGGGGAAGATTCAAGCCGGCGCCGCCAGTGCAAGCGCAGCCTTCTCGGTTCAACGAGCGAGCTGATTAGCGCGCCAGGGATTTCATATGCGCTTCATACGTTTTTAAGGCTCTCGCATGGCGACACACCCAAAGAAGGCTGAGGCGTGGATCGACCTGGCACGAGGTGACTCGCTGGATTCGGTAGCCGCTAGATACAACATCCCAAAGGCCACCGTTCAGAGCTGGAAGAAGAAGGTCGACCTAGCGATTGGTGTTCCGGCTGCGCGTGAAGAGCGCAATGCCCAGTTCGTTGAATCGCTTTTGGATGCCGCTGTCACCGCGGTCCGAGCAAACCAAGCGCAGCACTCCCTGCTCGGGGATAAGGACTTCCTCCGAAACATGCTTCTGAAGCCTGACGGGGCAAAAGACCTGGTGATTCTTCTCGATGCAGTCCTTAAAAACACCATCATTGTTGGTCGTATCACGGGGGCTTTTGAAGGTCGATCCGCTGATGGTGCCGAGATCGTCCGCGCAGAAATCGTCGACGGCTAACATTGACCAGATCATTGAGGAGGCCAAGTGGCCGCAGGTGCTGCTGTCCGACCTCAAGATCCGCACCAAGGGCCGGCAGCTCGTGCCCCTGGTTCCGAACTACGTTCAGACGAAGTTCCTGAACAAGCATTTTCCGAACTGGCGTGAGGGGGAGATCGACCTTCGAGGCGTACGGGACATCATCCTCAAGGCTCGCCAGCAGGGCTTTAGCACGATCATCGAGGCGTTGATCTTCCTCGACACGATCAACAACGCGAACACGTACAGCCTGGTGGTTGGCCAGAAGACGAAGAGCTCGGAAGCGATCTTCCGCATGGCGTCCGTGTTCTATAACAATCTCCCCAAGGAGAAACGCCGACCCACGAAGTACTCGAGCAAACGTGAGCTCTACTGGGAAGATATCAACTCCAGCTTTTACGTGGGCTCGGCCGAGGTCGGCGACACCGGCCGCGGCGACACGATCAACAACCTGCATCTGACGGAAATCCCCAGCTGGCCCGACCCGGAGACTCTGGTCCCTGCGGTTCTCGAAGCCGTTCCGGATGATGGCTTCGTCGCTCTCGAGAGCACGGCCAAGGGTGTCGGGAACTACTTCCACACCACATGGCTGGAAGCAGAGGGCGGCAAGAGCAATTTTTGGCCCCACTTCTCGCCTTGGTTCGATGATCCGACCTACCGGTCGAGCGTCCCGGAAGGGTTCGAGCGGACAAGGGAAGAGACGGAGCTCGTCTCCTTGTTCGGGCTGGACGATCGCCAGCTCGCGTGGCGCCGAAAGAAGATCGTCGACCTGAAGGACAAGTTCCCGCAGGAGCATCCAGCCACTCCCGAAGAAGCGTTCCTCGTCTCCGGGAACCCCTACTTCAATCGGAAGCTGCTCGATGAGCGCTCGAAGTACTTGCTGGCCAATCCGCCGGCCGAGCTGGCAGAGAGGCCCATGGAATCACCCAGGATCGGCGCCCTAAGGGAAGGCGAGTTGATCGTTTATCAGGCGCCCAAGGAGGGCAGGGTCTACGTCATGGCATCGGACCCGAGCGAGGGGCTGAACGCTCAAGGCGATCACGATTACTGCTCGGCCGACGTGTTTGATGCGGACACCTGGGACCAGGTCGCCACATTGCACGGCCGTTGGGTCCCGAGAGAATTCGGCCTGTTATGCGCCGAGCTCGGGTTTTGGTACAACACCGCCCTCCTCGCGATCGAGCGCAACAACCATGGCCATGCGGTCCTGAACGCTGCCATCTACGAAGCCGGCTATCCGGAGCAGAAGAAGACTGACGGCACAGGCATCTACATGCACCAGGAGTTCGACGTGAACAAGGTGCCCAAGGAGCGAAAGCCTGGGTATCCGACCACGACGAAGACGAAGGCCCTGGCCGATGATGATCTGGCTTCGTCGATTGAGGCGATGGAAATCACTCTCTTCTCGAGGTCAACGATTTCGGAGCTAATGCGCTACGTGAAGCTCCCGAACGGCAAGGCTGCCGGTGATGGTGGATCTCACGACGACCGCGTTCGCTCTGTAGCGATCGCACTTCAGATGCTGAGGCTTCGGCCTAGAGGTAAGCGCTCAAGACTGATTGGCGCCACGGCTTCTTACGGGAACTGATGAACTGGAACCCTTTCAAGCGATCGAAAGCGCCCGAGGCGAAGACGACGACCAATTACGGCGGCGCGTCTCCCGACTTCGGTGACGGGTTCATCACGGAGCGGCCACTTGGCCGGGCCTATAGCCTCCCGTACCTCGATGTTGATGAGAGGGCAGCCCGCAACTCGTCCATTGTCTCCGCCATCGTTTGGTGGGGGATGCGCAACATCGTCCAGCCCCTCCCTCGGGTCATGGAAGAGCAGGCGGATGGTTCGGATGAGCCCATCCCTGGCCATCCCTGCTCGGTGCTTGTGCGCAAGCCCCAGGCGCAGGTAAGGCCCAAGGACCGCACGGCGTTCAACTATCGGCGCCTCCTTCGGGCGGTCCTGTGGTCGTTGATGTTTGACGGCAATGGCTACCTGCTCAAGGTCCGCAACGGTCAGAAGGTCATCGGGCTCGACTGGATTCCGCACAATGTTGTCAAGGTCGTCGAGCGAGACGGCCAGCCTGCGATTATCGAGCGCTACGAGCTGAACAACAGGGTCGGATCGCCTCGAAAGCTGGACCCCAGCGAAGTGCTCCACTTCACCTGGGGCATCGATCAGGAGCATCCGGCAGTGGGATGCAGCCCGCTTAAGGCCCTGATGCGGATGGTGATGACGGACAACCAGATCGCGGTCTTCAGCCATGCCGTGCTCAGAAACCCGTTCCCCGGCCTCGTGGTCACGCCCGGCGACAAGGATCAGCAGTTCGAGAAGGAAGACCTCGACCTCATCTTAAAGCAGATCGCTCAGGTGTCGGGTGGAGAGCGGGGCGGCGGGATCGCGGCGTTTACGGACCTCCTGAAGGTTGAGAAGGTCGGATATAGCCCCGACGACATGGCGATTCGGGAGCTTTCGAAGCTGCCAGAGGAGCGCATTTGCGCGGTCTTCGGTATCCCGCCGATTGTTCTGCAGCTCGGCTCTGGCTTAGAGCGATCGACGTTCAACAACATGCGGCAAGCCTTCGAGGCCGCGACCGAGCAGTTCCTCGTTCCCATTTGGGAGGATATGTCCGAGGTTTTCACCGAGAGCCTCCTTCCTGAGTTTGATGACAACCAGGCGCGGACGTTCCGACTCGATTACAGCCAGGTCAAGAGTCTCCAGGAGGATCAGGACGCACTCCACAAGCGGGCGCGCGAGGACTTCACGGCCAACCTGATCGACAGGGCCAAGGCGCTCGCCATGGTCGGCGCGGATCCTGGCCCCGAAGATGTTGGCGTCTATGCCTACCAGCTTCGTCCGGCGCCGACGCTTCAGCCTGATATGGGGCAGGGCAAGGCGGCGGCGAGTGCCGCGAGGACAGCGGCCGAGAATGCAGTCTAAAGCCTCATCGAGCATCATGGCCCAGGCGCTTCGCCTAGCCGTGCCGATCCCTTCGTGGGCCGGGCTTATGGATGAGATCGACGGCCGCATGGTCGAGCTCGTGAAAGAGTTAAAGGGCGGCCTGGACGCGAACGCCTTCTGGTTCAAGTTCGATCAGATCCTCGCAGACGGCCACACCGCGGCGCATCTTTTGGGGCAGGACCAAGCCGGGGTCTTGCATCCATCAGTGGCGATGGCCCGTCATGCCGGTCGGTGGATGGCGGATTCGGAGAGTTACTACCTGCACGGGTTCGTTCAGGACATTCTCAGCGGCAAGTACATCAAAGACGGCGAGTTCGAGCTCTTCCGCGTTTTGAACCGGGCCCGGATGTACGAGGGCAAGATGCGCGGGACCGCCGGGCAGGGATTCACCAGCGGCTCGCTTCCACAGGATGAGTTCGTTTGGACGCTTGGCGCCACCGAGGACCACTGCACCGATTGCCCTGAGCTGGCCGCGATGAGCGCCGCAACGCCTTTTACGAAGTCGACCATCTTCCAGCATCCCGGAGACGGGGGAACGCCCTGCCTCGGGAATTGCAAGTGCCATCTTCTCCGGTTGCGCGACGGCGCCACGAGTCAGAAGCCCGGTTAAAACCATCATGCCTACACAGGAACTATCACGGCGCTCCATTGAGCTGCTCGAGTGCAAGGTCGGGCCAACCTCCGACCAATACGGCACCTTAGAAGGGTACGCGAGCGTCAAGAACACGGTCGACGCCTGGGGCGACACCATCATCGATGGCGCCTATACCGAGCTCGACGCCCTGCTCAAGGATGGGTTCGTCACCTTCGGACATGAGAATTCTGACCTGGCCATCGGTGACCTTCTCGAATGTAGAGAGGACACCAATGGCCTTTGGGTCAAGATGCGCTTTTACGACACCGCCGAGGCTCAGGACGTGCGCAAGGTATGCGCTGCCCGGATCGCCTCCGGCAAGAGTGTCGGCCTTTCGATCGACTACTACACCCAGGAATGGGAGTGGAAGCAAACGGACCAAAACGCAGAACCGGTCCGGATACTGAAGAAGATCAAGGTCGTAGGTTTCGCCATCGTCAACGTGCCCGCCGAAAGGCAGGCCGAGGCGGTGAGCGTGAAGTCGGGCCCAGGGCGCCCGAACGAAGAGCAGTACAAGAGCTTGCTGGCTGAGCTTGAGGACTGGACGGGCCGCGAGGAATGGATTTCGGAGAACCGAAAGCAAGGCCTCTCGCAGACCCACAAGGACCGAATCATCGCGATCAAGTCGCGGCTGGAAGCGCTCCTTGAAGCCACGGCCGATACCCCGGATGACGAGGTTCCGCTCGGTGTCATTTACGAGATCGAGCAGTTCGCCGCATCCCTTTAAGGAGAAAACGAAATGGACCTGATTGAAGTCAGCCAGCAGCTTGACGCCAAGCGTGCGGAGTACAAAACCAAGTACGACGCCTACCCGGTCAAGAAGATGGCGAATGGCCAAGAGGCCAAGGATATTCCCGCCAACGACATCGAAGGCCTGCGCACCCTGCAGAACGAGATCAACGACCTCGGGCAGCAGAAGGACGCGCTCTTCGATATCGACCGCAAGGCCAAGGAGATAGAGAAGCAGATTCTCGATGAGAAGGGCCGGCCCACGAACCGTCCCGACTATGAGGCAAAGAAGGATGACGAGCCTGACGGCAAGGACTTCTTCGAGCGATTGTGGAGCGAGGTCGGAAAGTCCGGACCAGACGGAAAATCCGGATTCCGAAAGGGCCTCGATATGGAGTTCAAGTGGGATCCGCGTCTTGAGTTCAAGACGACGATGTCCACGAGTGCGGGCTATACACCGTTTTCGGCACGCTCGAACGTCCGCATTGACACCGTCCAGATCAAGCCGACGCTCCTGGATTACCTGCCGATCATCCCGATCAACCAGCAATCCTACAAGTTCATGAAGGAAACGACCTTCACGAACAATGCCGGAGTGAAGGGCGAAGGGACAGCCTACGACGAAGCGGCGTTGGCACTCACCGAGACCACGGTAGCCATGAACCGGACCGGCGTTTACATCCCCGTCACGGAAGATCAACTGGAGGACGAGCCCGCCGCCCGCGCCTACCTCGAAGATCGCCTCCGCCAAATGGTTCGGATCAAGGCCGAATACCAGGCGCTTAGTGGCAACGGAACCGCGCCCCAGTGGAACGGCATCCTCGGACTCTCTGGCATCCAGTCGGTGGACGCTTCCACCTACGGCAGCCGGTTCGACGCGGTATTCCACGCCATCAACCTGGTCAACCGGTTCGATGCGACGACATACGGCGGCGCCATGGCGAACCTCGTGGTTCTGAACCCTGGCGACTGGGAGGACATCGTCACCCAGCGCACCGCGGATGGCATCTACATCCTGCAGAGCCCGGGCGATGCGCCTCTCTCGCGGGTTTGGGGCCTTCCGGTCGCCCAGAACTACACGATCACGAACGGAACGGCGCTCGTGCTCGATACCAGCTACTTCGCGCTCGGCCTTCGCCGGGATATGCGGGTGGCAATCACCGACTCGCACGGTGAACTGTTCATTGCGGGTGTCTTGGTCTACCGCGTGGACATCAAGGGCAACATCATCCCCTACCGGGATGCGGCTGCCTGCAAGATCACCAACATGTAAACGGAGCTTCAAGAGGGGATTCGTCCCCTCTCTCCCCTGACCTTTCACCAAGGAGAACCTAAAGTGAAGATTGCTGGAAATGACAGCTCCCCCGTTTACGTGAAGGAGCTTGCTATCACCGGTGGCGCGAGCTCGGCGAACGTGTTCGCGTCCCTCCTCAACCCGGCCGGCGTCGAGCTGATGATTACCCGGGCATGGCTCCGGATCACCACGGCCTCGACTGGCGCATCGACTCTCGATATCGGCCCTGCGGCTGACGCGACCACTGCGAACGACACCCTTCTCGATGGCCTCTCAGCCGCTGCGACGGGCATCTTCGACAGCCAGAACGACACCGACAACGGGACCAACGGGTCCGCTAAGCCCCTCGTTTGGGCAGCTGGCGGATATGTCACCGTCAAAGAAGCATCTGGCGACGTCGCCGGCCTCGTGGCCACCTTGTACGTTCAGTACACCTACACCTAAACCATGGCGAAATCTGCTTGGATCACTCCTGCCGAATTGACGGCCTACCTTACGGGGCTCGGCCTGTCTTCCATCCCTGCCGGGATCACGTTGCAAGACGAGATCGATGGCGCGGTGGCGGTATTTGAGAAGATCCTTGGGATTTCGCCCTATCTGGCTATCGCCTCCGATAGCTACGACTACAGCCCGCCGAGGAGCACCTTTCTGGACCTCGGCGGGTCCTTCACTGCCATCACGGTCATCAAGACAGGCAAAAGCCTTACCGATGCCGGAACAGCGCAAACGGAAGGACAAGATTATTGGCTGCGGCCATTCGGAGGGCCTTATTCGTCGGTCGAGTTCAGCTCCCGCGAGTATGGCGATCCCGATTCCATCGAGGTCACGGGCACCAAGGGCGTCACCGCAGATATAGCGGTCGACCTTTGGAACGCGGTTCGCGACTATGCGGCCGCCGGCGTTCTTGAGATGGGAGTCTCCACCGGGCTCGTTACGCAGGGACCTGTCTCCCGTGTTAAGCAGGGAGGTCTCGACGTGGAGGTCGGCAACGGGTCGAAGACAGCCCCCTATTACGAGTCGCTGCGCGATCGCTCACTCAAAGTTTTCAAGTCGTATCGGCGTCCGGCATGTGTCGGGCTTTCCCAGTAAGGACATACACCCATGGACTCTCTCGAACTGCATCTACAGATTTCCCGCCTTGCCGATGACATCATCGCTGACTCAGGCAACGCCCCCAAGTGCCTCGCCCGCGCCCACGCTATCAAAGGCCTGGCCGAGGCGGTTGACGAAGCCGAGCACAACAAGGTTCGCAAGGCCCTCAACTTCATGAGCTTCAGCGAAGGGCAGACAGCCGTGGCCGAGTTTGAGGGCAAGCAGGCTCCAGAAGCGGAAACGCCTGCAGCCCCCGCCCCCAAGAACAAGCAGGCCCCCGCCCCCAAGAACAAGTAGGTTCACATGAGCATCACCTACACCAACGTCAATTTTGACATCGATGGCTACTGTCAGGGACTGGCCAGGCTTTTTGGTGCAAATGGATATGGGGTCGGCGGTCCTGGCGACACCACGAGGGCTTGGAAGGCGGCATCCGATGTGGAAACCGCCATTCTCGCCACCGTGGACTCCTCGATTATTGTTGGCACGCCGAGCGCTCCAGGAATGGCAGCGGATGCCAAGAGGTTTAAGGATTCTCTAGACCCGCGCAAGATTGGAACGCCTCGCTCTGTCCTGAACCGGATCGAGAGGCAGGTAAGGGTGCTGAAGCTAACGGGTGTCAACTCGCTCGACCAGTTCTTGACTTACTACAACGGCGCCACCCACGGGCCGAACCTGGCTCTCCAGAACCAATACTTCCGCGAGATGTTTTACGAATGGAAGGGCTCCTACCCCACCGCAACGAACCTCTATTTTGAGGTCCTGCTCAATGCGGTATTCAGGAGCCTGGAGACGGACACCCTAGTCGAGACGACCTTTTCAAATGGCCTTCGGCAGCTCCTAGTAGGGACTGGACAGACGGCAGGGTACGACATCACGACGGATTACGCTGGCGGCGTGCCTTACTTGCTTGTCTCCGGCTTTGCTGGGAGTTCTGATACGGTCACTGTGACGGGCACCGAGGACTACCACGGCGTGCGGACGGCTGGGAAGACCTGGACGGCCACAGTCACCGGGAATGGGCCGTTTGCGCTCTCTGTGGGCACGGCTACGGCGAATGCACTGATTGCTGCCGCCTCCGGGATCGTGGCTGGCGCCAATATCACGGCATCGACGCTCATCACGGTGGAGGCGCATAAGCCCAGCGGACGGTTGGCGGTGCCAGCTTAGGTCCCTGCGAGCGGGCTACTCGCACTCGCGGTGTTAGGCATCGAAAGAGGCGAGGCCCGCTCGATTGATAGGTGTGACCAAATGCAAGACGAACTGACGATCACTTGTAAGTTTCGATTTAGGAAGCCCTTGATCTACTTGGGTTTCGTGCTCACTCTGATCCACCTTGACCGCCTGGGCGAATGGATTATGGAGAAGGGCATCGTCGCCGAGATCGTCTAATGGCTGCCTTCTACAAGAACACTACCGTCGAAGTCGCTCTTCCGGAAGGGCAAGGCGACGTTCAACCGTCCGTTACCCGGCTCGTGAATTTGCAGCCGGGTACTTCGAACTTGGTCTACGAGACCTTTGGGGTCGAGGCGGACGTGAAGTGGATGCTCTACGATGACGCCGAGGGCGCACCCTACTACAAGGAAGGTGGCCGGGTGACGGTGGACGCGATCGCCTATGCCATCACGATCCCGCCGAGTGTCTGGAACATCGTTCCCACCGCCTCCCATGTCGTCGTTGCTTTGACGGAGATCCGCTGATGCCTGCCCACTACGCCACCCTGAAGGCCCAACTCAAAGCGGACCTCTACACGGCACTCGGCGCCACTGCGGTCCTCGTCTTTGGCCGGCCTCGGCGCGCGATCGACACCTACCCGAATGCACGCGTCCTCACCAGGATCCCGCGCGATTTCCAGGGCGTGCGCAGCGTTCAGGAGAACTACGCCTTCGACATCGAGGTCCGGCTCGCACTGCCGGCAGAGGGTGCCTATCCGGAGGATGGCAGCGAAGAGCTCACCATGGCCGCTGCAGACACTTTGCTTGACCTCCTCGCCCCATTTGACACGGCATCGATGCCGACGCCTGCGGGCCCGTACGCGGGAGTGGGGACATACCGGAGGGTATCCGAGGTCAGGAGCCTCGACACCCGCGACGAGGACGGCTACATCGGCTACCGGCTGACCTTTGAGTGCTTCTGCAAGGTGAACCAGTGATATGGCTGTCCACCACGATGTCGGCTCGCTGAAACGGGCCATAGAGGGGCGACTCGCGCGCATGGTCAAGGCGGCGGAGGTCGCATGCGACGACCTGGCCAAGGGCGAGATCGAGGACTATGTCGAGCTGACGAGCGGAACGACCTCGCAGAACACGCTCAACAAGGAAGGCAACCCGTACGGCAGGGGCTTCACCAACCCGAAGGGTAAGCCCAGGGGACGCAGGCCGGGGCTGCCTATCAACCGGCAAACGGGAAGGCTCCAGCAGGGGGCGAGGCTGGTTCGCAGGAACACCACGACTGGCCGGTTCGATAGGTCGGCCGAGTGGCGGGTAGAGGTTCACGGCGTGCCCTATGCGCGCTACGTGATCCCCAAGAAGGCTTACCCAGGCTCCCGTATGATCTACCGGGGTTTCTGGGAGGAAATGGACCGAAGGCGGCGACGGCGGCTCTTCGAACTGAAACGCGATTTCAAGCGCCGCGCCCGTGCGGCATAGGTAAGAAACAATGGCAACCCAATCATACGCAGGCGCTTTGTCGGTGCTATCTGTCGGCGGCAACTCCCAGTTGGAGTTTGTCGAGAACGCGAACTTCAGCTTCGATGAGGACACGGCTGAAGGCGCCCCGGCTTCCCGGTTCGGTGGCAATACCCAGGGCCTGAAGCGGTCAGGGAAGATCGATATCAGCCTGTTTAGCGATGAGGCGACCGACGTCCGCGTTTCGCACCTGGACCTATCTGCGGCGGCTTGGGGTTCGCTAGACCTGCTCTCGCCGAACATCAGTTCCGAGATCATGGTCGGAATCGACTTCACGCACAAGATGAGCCCCGGAAACGGTGACCTGTGGGCCTTCCCGGTCGTGGCCGATGGCAAGCTCAACGGCTCTCTTCGATGCGGCATGGACGCGAGCGATGCCCCGGACCAGCTGCTTCAGGTGTTCACGGGGACCTATGCCGACACGAACCAGGTGCTCACGTTCACGGTGAATGCGGTCGCTTACTCCTTCCCGTTCAGAGCTACCAGCCATAACATCCCCGTCGCCAAAGACGGCTTGATGGAGTTCACGTCCAAGTTGATGGACCGTTCGGCCCGGTCAGGCGTGACCATCCTGCCGAGCGGCACGACGTCTCTCATCGAGAAGGCGCTGAACGCTTCGAAGACGGCGCTCGCTTTCAGTTTCAAGCCGCAGGCATCCAACTCTATCACCATCGGTGGGAACATGGTCTTCCAGTCGATGCAGATCCAAATCACAGACGGGCAGCTCTCGCCGGTGAAGTTCTCCTTCGCCACGCAGGGCGTTATCACAGGAGTCTAAGCGAGTAGAATCTAAGCCACGTAGGGGTCGTATTGCACGCGATCCCGAAATAGTGCCGGTTGTGCAACTTGACCCGGCGCATAAAGGGCTCGCTTAGGCGGGTCCTTTCCATTTTGGAGATTCGATCATGAGAAAAGAACCCGAAGACAAGCAGGCGGAAACGCCACTGAACCAGGAGGCGGAAGCCCCCATGCGGCGCGGGCCCGATCCCGAGGAGTTCCACCCGGCCAAAGGCGGCGGGCTGAGCGGCGCGGAAGTGCCGGCAGAGTCGCGGCGTGGGCGGAAGGCGGAAGGTCCTACTTCGTAAGGGCAGAGCCCTTTACATACATCGAAATCTTGACCGGGTCCATGTCATCAACGACCCCGACGCAGGTCACCGAATCGCCCTCTCTTAAGGTGCCAATCTGCTTTCGGAAGGACGGATCATAGCCAACGACTAACTCCCCGCCGTTGACGCCTGGGACGTGAAACGAGACGGCCGGGGTGTTCGTCCTCTTCAGGTCGAGGATCATGTCTATCGGCCCGGTGAATCGAACCGTCTTGCCCATGTAAGTGTCGCGGGCCATTACCGAGTTTGCGGACAAGTCGCCGAGTAGACGCTCTGGCGTGACGTCGAGAATCGAGACTTTAGGCGCTTCGGGCTGGGGTGAAGGCTTTGGCCAGGCGATCCAAGCACCGGTTATCGAAAGCGCTACTGCCGCGAATCCGAGGGCCATCTTGATGGATGTGTCCATGCCCGCATTTTAGCAAAACGATCATGTCAAAACCCAACGAAACCAAGACCACAGTCAGCTGCTTCGATGAGTACGCCGCCGAAATGGCGTCCAAGAAGCCCTATTTCTTTGTTCGGGTTGCGAATCGGGAGTTCGTCTTCAGGAACACGCGCAACTGGGCTCATTACAAGGAGATCCGGGACAAGGGACTGAAGCAGGTCGACGCGATCCGCAAGAACGTCATTCCGGATGATTGGAAGTCCTACGTTAGCGATCTGGTCGCGGTTCTCCGCGCCGTTCACATGTCCGAGCGGCATGTGGGATTCCGAAGGCTCGCAGAAGACGCGGATCCTGACAACCCGACCTTTGAAGAGATTGAAGATCAGTGGGGCACGCTTCAGTTCTTGAAGATGGCCGACTTCGATCCACATTCTTTTCAGGCCCTTGTAGACGCCTTGGACTCCCACATCGGCAGGGGGTGGGAGGTCTCGGACCTCGACCGCTTTCTATAAGCTGCAGGAACGCCTGAAGGCGAAGGACGGCTACAGCGAGGTCCTATTTTTGCTGGCGGCCAGGAACGTCTGGGGCAAGCACCCCAGGGAATTGCTGGGTGACCCATGGGACCCTCAGATGCTGACGGACGCGATGGCGCTCGAGGACTGGCTCCGGAATAACACCCTGGTATTGCAATGAAGGGATTTTCTAACTACGACGAGGTCTTGACGATCCTCCTGGACATTGACCAGACCCAGCTGGACAAGGCCAGAGACGGAATGTCGCTGCTCGATACGCTATTCAAGAGGGCGACTCAAACAGTAGCGTCCTTCGTCGGGGCACTTGCCGCCGTCGATGCTGGAATCGTCTCCATAGGAGTCGCGGCGTCCAAGAAGGCGTCTGAGTTCGAGGCACTCGAAATCTCGCTCAATGCCGTTGAGGGAAGCGCCAAGAGGGCAAAGGCATCGCTCGCCGAGCTTCGCGACATCGCTCGTGGACCTGGCCTTGGCGTTCAGTCGGCCATTGAGACTTATTCTGGCCTGAGGCGGGGAGGCATCGACCACGACCTCTCCATGTCGATTACCAAGGAGATCGGCAACGCCATCGCCTTCACCGGCGGAGGGCGGGAGGAACTTTCCAGGATCGGTATTGCCCTCTCCCAGATTGCCGTGAGTCCGACCCTTCGTGGCCAGGACGTGATGCAGCTTGCCCAGGCCCGGTTGCCGGTCTACCAGGCCCTGAAGAACCAGTTTGGAACGGCTGACACAGAAGAACTTCAGCGGATGGGCATCACGGCGGCTCAGGCGTTGAAGGCTCTGCGCGATGAGTTTGCAAAGCTCCCACGCGTTGCGGGGGGAACCAAGAACGCCTTTGAGAATGCCTCAGATGCCTGGGATTACGCCCTGGTTCAGTTCGGGAAGGGCATCAATGAAGGGATTCTGCCGATAATCAACGACTTCACCGACACGATTACCAAGATGAGCGAAAGCGGGGTGTTGAAGGATTTCGGGCGCGAAGTCGTGGGAGTGGTTACAGGTTTGTTCGAGACCGTTACCGGGCAGGGCGCGACAGCCCAAAATATCCTTGATGGCGTAATGGAGTCGGTCCTCGCGATAAGCATCGGCAGCGCCAACTTTGCGATGAACCTGCAGGATTTTTGGAACTGGCTGGTGGACTCGGTTGATCCAACTGGCACATTCCGCAGAGGCGCCGAGGTTGCATTAGGAGGAGACGCCAACAGTCCGATCGCTCAGGCTCGACAGATGATCGAGGACGACAGTGAGCAACGCGCGGCAAAAGCCAAACTCAAAGACAAAACCACCGGCAATGAATCGGAACCTCCTCCGCCTGAGGATCCTGCCAAGGCTGCTGTTCCGCTCTTGAAGGACATCCGTGAGAACACGAAGCCAATCCAGCGGTTCATGGACGCCATCCTCGGCGGCGGAGCGGCGATCAAGGGCGGGGCAAGCGTCCACAACCTAGCCGGCATGTCCGGGCCAGGCGGGTCTAACCGGCACATTCGCATGATCATCGATGGGCTGCAAGGACTCCAGGGTGAGATGGCGGCGAACATGGGGCGGGGTGTGAACCCGAAGAGCTTCTAATGCATCCGACCCCAGGGCACATCGAGTGGGCGTGTCGCTCGATCATCAACGAACTTACGATTAAGCCTACTCCGGCCCGCGCCCACGTGGACGGGTGGACAATTATCCTCAAACGCGGCGACGACGAAGGGGGAGCGCCTGTGCTTCTCGCTTCGCCACCGCCAACACTTCCATCCGTCCGTGAACCATGGCCGACGTCCTCACCGTAACAATCGACCACGCTCAGCAGCGCCTTCGGTTCCCGTCATCGACGATCGCGCTCCAGGGGGCGGAGCTGCTCGAAGACAACGACGGCACCCGGCTCGACGTGATGATGGCGCCGGTGATCAATACGCTGATCCTGACGCCCTACCAATGCGATGTGGCCTGGTTCACCTCCAACGCCACGGTTTACACGAAGCCGACCGTTGCGAGCGGCTACGAGGTCAAGACTGGTGCGAAATGGAAGGAGCGCGAATGCTACGTTGGAGCGGGCACCTACCTCGCCTGTGACGACAGCGCGGGCGAATACGCGCGCACGTCGACGGCTCCTGGCCTGAACCGGGGCGTCTACTTCAGCTTCTTCCCTTACAGTCAGGGGGACGCCTTCCTGATGTACGAGTGCGGCTGGAGCAACTCCACAACCCCAACCGCCGAAACCGCCAGCGTCGGCATCCAGATTTACAGCGACGGTGAGGTCCGAATTTACAAAGCGGGCGTGCTCCAAAAGAGCAACCGCGGCGGCGGCTACCGAATCGACATCGAAGCCAACACCGAGAACAACCTCATCCTGCTTCCGTGCCGGCGCCGGGAGCTGGTCATCTTCAAGCGTAAGTTCGGAGTCCTGGGCACGAAGACGGGGCCGATGGGCGTTCAGAACGGTGGCGGTTTTGTCCATGTTTTCGATGACATCGCCGAAGACGACGCGGCTCCGGTCATCGTGCCGAATGAGAAGTTCTTCGTCATCGCTCCGAGCGCGGGCTCGATGCAGATCCAGTTCGCGGCGCTCACGTTTGCTGGATCAGGTACCGCACTCTCCCGGCTCTGGGCCATGGCGCGGCCACCGCGGACGGGGGCTTCGCTTTTCACATGGGCAAACCCTGCCCCATTCGACAGCGTCACGAACGCCGGCATCTATGGTGATTCCGCCTATGCGGGCACGACGGGCGTCTCCTCGGTCGCCTTCCGCAACGACACCGATACCGCTGACTTTGTGCCCGACGGATCCGCCAACCAGGCGAGACTAAAGCCGACCCTCACGGGCGACGGGTCCTATACGCCGTTCATTTACGGGCTGATCCTCCAGTACGCCGAGGAGGTTGCGGACACCGACTCCAGCGAGGAATACGACCTCACGCCGTTCGTTATGACGGCCTCGATCGAGTGCCCGGACGATCCATTCGGGGCGAAGATGGACATCGAGGTGACGCTGGGCCTGGAAGAGGTCGTGGACGATGAGGACGTGACCCGTCTCCTCGAGGATGAAGTCCCATACATCGCCTCTCAGAGTTGGCGTCCGATCAAGGCGGGTCTTACGACTGGCCCGGCGTTCTTCGACGGTATGATCCGCAAGCCCAAGCGCAAGGACGCTCAGTACGAGAACGGGCTGCGGATGGCGTTCGAAGCCAGAACGATCGCGAGCATGCTCGAGACATTTCGGTTCACCTCGCGTCTTCCCTTCGACGGCTACCCCTTGTGCTGTCCGGTGGAGCAAGGCGTTAGCGTTGTTTCGAAGATCCTCCAGGAGGTCGGCGTCTTCGATCTCCTGGGCCGGGTCTTTTTGAGCTCCGTGTACAAGGGCGGAACGACGGACCTGTACTATATCAGCGCCACGCCCAACAGTTCGTGCGAGGAGTGGAACCTCGCCGCAGAGCCAGGCGAGAGCGGCCGCGACGTCTTCGAGAAAGTTCTGCAGCTGGCCAGCGATTGTATTTGCGGGGAGCACCCTGGCCCGGACGGCCCTGAGTTCTGGTTCTTGACCCCCGAAGACCATGCCGCCCAGCCCAGTGTTTGCACTCTATATCGGACGCTTCAGGATGCGATGGACGCCTTTCCGCTGTTGACGACCGAGGAAGCCAGCGAACTCCTCTATTCGGGCTTTGACGAGGAGGTCATGGAGATCGAGGGCACCGAGGTCCAGGCGATGGGGATCGACCCCAGGACGGACCAACTCCTCGTAAGCTGGGATTCTGCCGATGACCTTGCCGATCCGACGATTCCGCCAAGCGAGCGCGGGAGCGGCTGGATGGGGACGCCGGCTCCGATCGGGATCTCCTCCCGGTTCTTCAAGACTCAGGACGCGTGTGACAAGTGCGTGACGGCGCTGATGCCGATCGCGACCCAGCAGCAGCTAATAGGCGAGTTCGACGCCAACACGATCATCATGTGCGCGAGCACGGCCGACCCCGACACGCTCCTTCCTCTATGGCGGATGGACAAGGTGACGCTGGACGGCATCGGGGATCGGAACATCAGCTCCATGACCGGCCACTTCATCAAGGAGATCGCAGAAGGCGAGCGGGGCGAGGGTTACACGAGGACCGCGCACTACACTACCGGCGCCATCAGGGGCAAGGGCGGGAAGTCGGCGGCCGAAATCAGGGGGATTCGCGAGATGCGCGAGAACAAGCGGTTTATTGACGACCTCAACCGGTCCCCGCTGATCGCTACGGGCCTCCTTTCAGTCAGCCGGCCATGAGAATCGACCTCCTTGGCGACCCCGCCCACCTCATGCGGCAAGACATCGGCGCGCCTGGCCAGGAGGCGGCGTTCGTGCTGGTTGTGCATGGAGACCTGGCTCACGTGACGATGATGCGAAAGGTGGTCAAGGAAGCGCTGCAGGGCCTGAAGGCGAGCATGGAGCCTCCACCGTGCCGGGGGTGTGGCGATGCCGGAAGTTGACCTTCACCAGCACATAACGCTTCGCAAGTACGAGATCGAGTTCAGCCCTGGATTCTCGACCTCTGGCAGCCCCTACGAGGGCACGGGCAACGTCAGTGTTGGGACGGAATATGCACCGGACGCGTCCACGCTCAACACCGGCTTCTATATGCGGATTCGGGGCGGAACATCGGGAAGTGGATTCGCGGGCACAGAAGCGATTTTGCAGATCCCGGACCTGCTCTTTGGGGGCTTTCCGGTTGACGAGTATTACTCGATCGACCCGACCGACATGGTGGGCGCGACCTGCAAGCTGGAGTTCGGCGACCTCAAGTTCTATAGCATCGGGGGCGGCGTGCTATGGGTGGAGATCGGGTCCATCGACTGGTATGTTGATGGCGTCGTCAGGTGGTCGGCGCCTAGCTCGGTGACTTGGATCAATATCAACTATTTCGCCCCGGCTGGAATTCCGCTCTTCGGGATCATGCCGAAGTGGGCGGCGGCGGCGGGAGTTGTGCCGGTCCCGGCCCTGGATGATGGCGGGATTCCCACGGGAAGCACGACTCCGGGCAGCGCTGGCGCCTCCACCGACGTTGCAGGCATCGGGTCATGGACGGACGACGGCGAGGGCTACCCGGTGACGTGGTCGCTTATGACGCCGCCAGAGGCCGATTGTTCGTGCTCGGCGCCGAGCCTGCCTGAGATCGAGTGCACCAACACCAGCGCCATCGAGGTCAATGCCCACGCCGAGGTGACCGTGGCAACGACGTTCAGGGAGCGTAAGAGCGATTGCCCCTGCCCTCCAGGTCAGACCCGGATTACACCGCTGATCGTGGATATCTATGACACGACGCTGGAGTACATCAGCACGCAGTCTTGGATCCAGACGGTACCTAACCTGCCGTGCTCGGTGAAGCGGGTCGACCCGGCCAACTATGCGGCGATGATCTATCGGGGCGGCTTTCCGAAGACGCAGAAGAGCGCATTCGCCACCTGCAGTGTGTACTTTGCCGAGGGAGATCCGGAATCGTCTTCTGTGACATCGACGCAGGAAGTGCACCCGAGGCAGTCCGCGATTCTGGGCCGTGTGGACGGGTCCACACATGCACTTGAGGACACGTTCGGCTACGACATCTTGAGCCCGGCCGACAAGCTCGGAGCCCGGTACTACGCGATCCAGACCACCTGGAACACTATTCAGCTTGGGAATTGCGCGGTGCCGCCTTAAGGAAGACAAAAAAATGACAGAAAAGCAATGGATCGATTCCCTAAATGGGATGGTGAAGGCGGACCCGAAAGCGCTATTTGCTCTTTGCCTTAACAGGGTGCCAACTAATAAGGAGCTCGGAGATCATCCGACCGTGCAGGTCGATGGATCCACTCCCGGCTCGCTAATGGTTGGCATGGTTGGGATTCTGAACGGTCTGTTCAGCAGCGAGCACCCGGGAAAGGTGCTCGCCTTCACGCTAGATGACGAGCGAGGGCTCGTTGGTTTCCAGGTAGTTGAACCTACCTATGTCTAATGCCTACCGTTCCGCCATGTTGGACCGTATACAGCCAGGCTTGCTACTACCAGGTGGGCACGAGCTTCGACCCTGTGGTCGATGGGCATGGCGAGAACCCGGACATCTTCGATTACCTGATTCACGACGAAGACATTTGCCGGTACGTCAACACCTGGGCCTCGAGGCTTTGGAGCTTCTTCTACTGGTTCCCGCCAGGCTCGCCGCAATCGCAGTGGCCGGTGCTCGGCTCTCCGATCGACGACATCTATTGGATCGCCAAGGGTGACCAGTGGGAGTATCAGTCCTCGCTTCCGGAAGGCGAGCAGACTCGAAGGCGAACGACTCTTGTTTCGGCTCCGCTTGCCCTTGGCGCACAGGCCGGCTACATCCTGCTCAACATCATGGGCACAGCTACCTCTTGGTGGGGTGACGCCACGTTCAAGGTGGACGAGGTCACTCCGGAGACCGAGGTAACGCTGGATTCGAGCTCTTCCAGCCTCTGGACGTTCACGGATTGCTCGGGCGCCTTCGATGGGACAGGGGTCACGCTGACTCCGGACCCGGGCGAGTTCACGATCATTGCGGAGTTCGACTTCGGCAGCTGGACCGTGGACCCGCACATGTTCGGCCACATCTGCGACCGCTTCGAGTTCGACTGGGAAGACGCCAACATCGTCAGCGTCACGATCGACCTCGTAAGCGAGGATGGAACCGCTTCGGTTCTTCTGACCACCGCCAAGGGCGAGGTCTTCCGGCCCGTCAACCCGGCCGACGACAAATACGCAGGGAGCTGGGAGCAGGACTTCGGGGTCGGGCTCATCAGCGACTCTGGAGCGGACTCTCTCGGGACCGGCATGTCGGCGGCGACGATGGCGGATCCGGAGCTCGTGCACGCATTCTCGCTCCTGGGCGGCCGCGGCGCTCACTCTCTCAGATTCACGGTTGTCGTTACCGGCGACGACGCCGACTGCAAGATCCTGTACCCGGTGCTTCGCTCTCCGGAAGTTGCCTCGCAGTCGTACGACGAAAACAAGAGCCAGGCGGCCATCGTTTGGCCCAACCGGCCCGGGATCCGCTTCGGAGACGCCCAGCACTACTACGGCGACTCACACCATGCCGAGCCCCAGGTGTTGCCGCCTGGCATACCGACCCAGGGGATGAAGCCTTCGGCTCTGGACTGGCTGACCTTCAAACGGCTGTTCTTGCTCAATAAGGACTTCGACGAGGATCTAGCCACCGAGATAGCGAGCCTCTACGACGCCAACGAGGCGACAGACGCGGCGGGGGTGAACGAATCCTCAGTCTCGTACCTGCTGCCCGTGGATGGGGCAGGAGCGGCCACCAGCCGTGTCTTCCCGAGAGCGGCCCTGGTGAACGGCGCCAGCGTTCCGCCGGTTCCCTCCTTCCCGCGAAGGGCGAGGGGAAGCGACTGGCAGCCGACAGGGGATTTCGCGCAGGAGTCGGTTTCCCACGCCGTCGAGCCCCGGTTCTTCATTGGCAACTTCAGGACGCACCAGTTCGATTTGAGTGCGGTCCAGTGGACGACGACTAGGACGAGCCTCGACGGTTGGCCAATCTCCGCACATCTGCACGCGGTCGACAATACCGAAACGGGTTTCCCGATCCAGCGGGGAGCGGTAGAGATTGCGACCATGAGCCCTTGGCAGGGGTGCTTCAGCATCTACCTCGACCAGAGCGGGACGATTCATGGCCTCACTTCAGACGTGGGGCTCGACAAGCGGCACGTCACGGCCTACAGCGACGGCGCTCAGATTCATGTGGTGACGGAAGACCATGCACTCAACCAGGTCAACATCAGCGATTTGGGATTCGACGCCGATGAAGTGTTTATCCGGATCGACAAGCGCTCCAGCCCTCAGCGGTTCCGGCTGTGGACGGTCACGGGGACGACGATCGAGGTCCGGACTTCAACGGATGGGTGCGCGACCTTCGGGGTTGCGACCAGCGTGGGGACAGGTACCCGCGTGACGGCCGACATCGCTCTTTCGGGCACGGAATACGTGTACTGGTACGACGGCGGCGACATCAAGGGGCGGCGCTACGACCGGGCCGAGAATGCGCTCGAGGCGGCGTTCGTGGCGATTGCTTCGGTGGACGACGAAGGGATTTCGGCGACGGTCCTCCCGATCGCGGGCGGGGCTGAGCGGGTTGTGCTTCGGTATGTGACGGGCGGGGTGAGGACCACGGCCGTGAGTCAGGACGGTGTGACCTTCACGGTCATCTAGGAGAAACAAAGTGGCAAACAAGACATTCAACTGGATCGCAAACGATCAGACCGTTATTCCGCTTTTGGCGGTCGACCTTGGAGGCGGGACAAGTTACGCTCTGGCAACGCGGCAGGTTGATTCCGCTGGCTCTGCCGTTGGTGGCGGGTCCGGTAAGAACTTCGAGATAGCCCCAGCGGTGACGGCAGGAGCCTATGCAGCCGGGAACTCGGTCGGAATCCCCACCCAACTCGCGAGCGTCAACAGTGCGACCGGGCGACCGGTAAAACTCTCCTCGCTCCTTGTGCGGTGGAAGGCCAACTCTGGTGTCACGCCGCCTGTGACCTGGCTCTTCTTCAATGCCAACCCGACGAACTCGACGTTCACCGACAAAAGCGCGGCCACCCTACATGTGAACGACCTGACGAAGCTCGTGGGCGCGGTTAAGGTCGTGGCGGGGGATTACCTCTATCCGATTTCTGGCGGGCCCACGTACGCTGTGCTCGGCGGAATTGAGCAACTTATGCTCCCTGCCACGACCGATCTCTATGTCGTCGGTGTTGCAGACGGGGCATTCACTCCGCTGGCTACGACTGACCTTTCTCTCCACCTGGGATTCGAGCAGAAATGACGATCAAAGGCCATCGGCGGAACGCTTCGGTGCTGGCCGGCCATGGCCAGGCTGTTACTCGTGGTGGGCGAGATCGCCCGTTCTCATTCAGCCAGCGCAAGCGGCCGGTACTGCTTAACGCAGCCCATGCTACGACAGGGTGGACGGCTACATCTGGATGCACGCTCTCGGCGTCCCTTGTGGCCGTGCCAGAGGGGGTAAGTGAGATATGTGTCTCCATTGCCGGCTCCGCGGCGAATACGAACGCCTTTTTCACCTATGACATGGGCGCCCAGTCCATCGCGACCCGCGACGGGTTATCTTTCGATTTCTACTATCCCACCGGCAACACCTACGCGAACCTCGGCAATAGCGGAATCCAACTCACGATCTTTCTCCTGGATGCGGCGTTTGCAGCCTCGGTCGCATGTACGTTCCAGGTTGGCCAGGGCTGGAATCACATCCGGCTCAACAGCACTGATTTCAATGTTTCGGGAGGCGGTGGTGCGTGGGCCACGACCTCATTCCGCTATTTGAGGTTCAAGGTCCTTGGTAAGGCGAACGTTACTCATGCTTGCTCGATCCGCAATGTTTGCTGGCGCGGCGGAGGGCAAAAGCTACAACTCGCGATCAGGTTTGACGATATCGGGCACTCGGTTTACGACACGGCATTTCCGCTCATGGCCGCCAGGGGGTTGGTTGGGTACAACGCGGTTATAGGGGACGCCATTGGGCAGAACTGGGGAGGGTGGGACCGCATTACGGCGGCTCAACTGCGGGAGATGCGCGCGGCGGGATGGTGCAACACCAATCATACGAAGACTCACCAGCTGGGAGTCCTGCCTACGGACACGCAGGCAAATTGCCTGACGGAGATCCAGGGCGGAATCGATGCCATCCAGGCGGCTGGCGCTGGCGACGGCATCAGCGAATACATGCTCGTCGCTCCGTATGGGGAGTGGGGCGCCAACTATTGGGCGGCAGCAGACCAGGCAGGAGTCAAGATGTTCCTTGGTTCGGTTGGCGATGCCGGCTCTGGGGCTGGCAATACCTGCGTAGCGATTGGGGACGTCATCTATAGCCCATGCCGCCAATTCTCTAGCCTCTACATCGTCAACACCACGACCCCGGCCTGGGTACTCCAATGTGTCGACAATGCGATTCTTAGGGGCGGAATTCTGAACCTGACGTTCCATCACATCGAGACGCCCGCGTCTCAGACGATCCAGTACACGCCTACGGACTTCACGACGATCATGGACGGCCTCTATACGAGGCGTGCCGGCTTCGACTCCGTGAATCTCACTCAGCTCTGGCTGAACGGAAAGCAATGAACGAAACCCTCCCTCCAAGCACTGTCGAAACGGTCAAGGCCACTCGGTACGGTCTCCCGATCGAGGAATGGCGTGGCGATCCGGCAGCCTCCAGCCGGGGCCTGACGTGGTTTTCGCGCAAGGATGGCGAAGGACCCACCTCGGCCCGTATCGGGCTCTCAGTGGAGAACGCAGAGGCCGTAGGCGTTGTCGTGCGCAAGTCGGGGTTCGGGAAGTGGACGGCCACCTACCATTTCGCAGCTGCGGCCCAGGACATCCACACGCACGCGGGGGTTTGGCTCCGGGACGACACGACGCCGGCGGCGGATGCCGACATCAACAATCCCGAGTTCTACTGCTCGGATGGCGACATGAACGCGAGCAACCGGCTCCACGTGTCAACGTTCATGCACAACGACCTGGTTGCGATGCAGGACTTGCCCTTGCCGGCCTTCGTGCTGTGGCGATCGACCATCCTCTACACGCCACACGTGACCCATACGCTCCTGGAAGGCCTCCGGGGTAAAGAGTGGATCACTGTGGACGCGCGCACCTTTGAGATCGAGAGCAACGGCAAGGCGACGCTCCGCATCATGCTCCGGCACTTGAAGCCGGGGTTTGCGGTGCCGAGGACTGATCGCGCGGAAGCGAAGCTCACGATTACGGACATCAAGTTTGAACCCGCTTAGTTATTCGGGATATCCGAACAACTGCCCCCATCCTTAACCGGATGGGGGCTCTTTTTTGCGTTTGGCGGTCGGTCATTCTGGAGTCGGCGGTGTTTGAGGGTTAGGGGCTACCAGTCGCCATAAATGTAGTCCTCCAGATATCGGCCGACCTTGCGCACGGCACCTGATACCCAAAAGACGACGATCAGGCCGATAACTAAGGCTGTAACTATCCAAGGGTTCATCCCCTCCCCCTCCTCCATCGCTGTTCATGCCGGGAGTTTAGCGCCATCCTCGTCGAAAGGGGCCATTCGCTGCATGTAAACAACGACGCGTTCAAGCCCGAACTTGGCAGCTACAGCGTCGCTTATCTCCCGGCGTCCCCGCATGATGTCGTTCAGGTATTGCGGTGATACTCCGAGAGCCTCCGCCGCCTTCTTCTGCGAGCCTTCACGCAAAACAAGAGCAAATACCAGTTCTTGGGTCTGACGCCACGAGAACTGCAGATCGCACTCTCCGAGCGATGGCACGTAACACAGTGGGCATATCGACTTTTTTCGAACCGGGTCAGCGAACGAGGGCCCGCCGCACTCAGGGCAGAACATAGGGTTGTTCACAGCCGGATGCCTCCGGGTTTGCCAGGCAGGAGAGCCCAAGCGACGACGCGGCCGCCAGGGTAAACCTCGCCCATTAACTTTAGGTCTTCATTGAGCGTGAACGTGGCTTGGAACTTGCCAGGTTCGGGCCATTCGTAGACGTAGTATTTGCTGTCATGAACCTTGGCCAAGTGCTTCGCCTCCATGATGCAGGCCCGATATGCCTCCATGTGATCTTCTCTAATCATCCTGTGCCACCTCGATAGTCTTCAAAAGCCGCCGGACGGTCCAATTACCCCACAGCGCCTCGTTCTGGTCCCGGCTCCTGAACGTGCGAGCAAGTTGCTTGAGGCGTTCGATCTCCTCCCTGCTCAGTGGTTGCGGGTGCTTTGTCTCAGGCCATGTATTCACCCGCTTTTCTCCCCCTCCCCTGCGGGGTTGCGGTCTTTGGCCTTTAGGTCTGCTATCAATTTCCTAGTTCGCTCCTGCAGTGCTTCGATGTCGATACCCTGGGCGCGCAACTCGGCCTCCACCTGCTCAATGGGTATATGCGAGTCGTCCACAATGTCGTCTAGCTCTAATGCTCTGAGCAGCCGAATAGCGGCGGACGCTCCTCTGAATTGCCTTAGTTCTCGTCGGTTCCCGATCTCGCGATCCAAATACCATCGGGCCTTCTTCAAGTCCTCCAAGCCTGCCTTGTTCTTCTCCCGCAGGATGTACTTCACGACGTTTCCAAGTGTGAACGGGAGGGCGAAATCTTCAATCAGGCACATGACCCGATCCCCCTGATAGTGGGCAGGGTTGACAGGATCGCTCACGGTGCCACTCTCCCATTTTTGATGAACGCCGCGTACGTGAGCGGCCAGCCTTCCGCTAGGGCCTGTTCCGCAACGCGGGCAGCTGCATCTATTTCCCATAAGGGGTAACTCACAAATTTAGCCTCTGGCTCGTGGACCCGGAGCGACAGGAACGCCATCAGCGACCGGGGGTTACAGGTCACCCAGCACGAAGAGTAAATTCCGACCGGCAAGCAATCCCGCGCTAAACCCAGATCAACTCCCAGCGCCAAGTTCCTTTCGTATGCCCTATAGCTAAAGTCGTACGACTCTGCAAGGTTGCAGCATAGCGACCGGAAGGTATCAGGGTCGGCCATCGTAAACTTCGGTCGGCCCGGTTTCCACCCCTCAACCTTCATCATTGGACGCTCGGCGGTTGGAATGTAAAACACTGGGTCAAGTTGCTTGTATCGGCCCGACTCCTCGTTGTAAGAGAACCCAATTCTATGCCGGTGCCACTCGCGCCAAACGCAGATCGGGGCATGGACGAAGAACGTCAGCGCGGAATGTTCGAACGGGCTACCGTGGCGCTGTTTCATGAGGTAGTTGATGATCCCGCCGCACTCTTCGGCGTTCTCTGGGTCGGCCCATCTAAGGGCGTCCTCTCCGTTCGTGGAAACCTTGGCAGCGGCTACCACCATGTAGTCCCCGCCCATCTTCTGAATTAAGCGAACCGTGATGTCGCTTTTGAGAGTCGTAGCCGTTTCCTGAATTGTCATTCCTTCTCCTTGAGCCCCATTTGGCTCGCGATCCTATTGCGTGAAACCGTGTCGTAGACTTTCCTTGTCAGGGCTACGTCTTCGTGGCCGACGATGTTGGCCCAGACTGCATCGCTGAGGCCCATGTCGCCCCAGGCGGTTACCCTGGCCTTCCTGATGGCGTAGAGCCTCGGGAGTTCCTTACCTGGCGTGCGCTTCTTTCTCGTGCGCTTTGCCCTTAGCCCTTGCGTCTCTTGCAGCCGGTGCCAGAGCTCGGTCCAGCGCCTACGCGTGTATGGGAACCAGGGCTCCCCCAGGTCGAGAAGTGTTTGGGCGAGTTCCTCGGATATGGGGACACTTCGCGCGGCGGCGTCTGTCTTGGTGCCCGGGACGTCGATCCACCAGCCGATACCCTCCACCTTCACGAGGTTCCCGGCGCCGGTGCGCGTGGCTTCTGAGGGACGCATACCGGTTTCCCAAAGGGTCCACACCCACGCCTTGTGTCTGGGGTCGGGCTCGGCCTCGATGGCTGCCAGAACCTCGCTCGGCGAAATGATGGGCTCGGCGGCGGGTTTGACTTTGACTGGGATCTCCCAGCCTTTTGCTGGGTTGTCCTTTCGCCACCCTAAGAATACGGCTTGCTGGAGTGCGACACGCAGGACGTTGCGCCTTACCTGGATGGTTCGTGGGCCCACGCCGGCCTTGTCCATATCCTTGCACCAACCGTAGATCATTGGGGTGGTGAGAGCGGGGACCGTTAGCTTGCCGAATTTGGCCGTTATGGGCGCTACCTGGGCTTTGTATTGCTCCTGGGTGCGCTGAGAGTGGGCGGGCCACACTTCGGCCTCACAGTAGGCGAGCAGGGCCGATATCGTCTCTTTGCACGGTGCATTGCGGCCGGGGTTCTCGGCTATGAAGGCATGGGCGTTTGCTTGGCACTCGCGCTGAGTCTTGCCGTAGATCACCTTGCGCACTTTGCCGCCCCAGGGTGTGGTGAGGGTGAGGGCAATGCGCCATCTGCCGTCTTTAGTGGGACTGCCGGTCAAGGGGGCTCTCATGGTGGTGGGCATTTTACGCGACCATCCTTTCTCGCACGCTTTCAGCCATTGAAATGAGCAGGTCTCGAAATGGTTCGGGTGTGACCAGGCGGGCGCGGTGTGACAGTCTTGCTTCAACGTTGCCCGGATGCCTGGCCCTTTTTCGCTTTCGCTCCTCTGCCGAGTGGTAGGAGTCTTCGATCTTGATGCAGCCGTTTGCGGGCCCCCACTTCAACGGAACTAGGTCAACCCCCACGACATACAGCCAAGTCGCCTTTCGTGCTCGGTGCCCATAGTGGCCTTGCTCGACACAGCAAGTGAACCCGCCGAAGTCGTCCCCGGCCATGATCCAACCGCCAGACTTTGGCGGCTTCGCGATCCCGAACGCGGTCCACGCATATGATGCTTCCGGGTGCTCCAGAACGCCGCCAAACTTACGGACGGCGGCGAGAGCTGCGGCGAAGCATCCGCCATCATCACCTTTGACCCTGCGTACCTTGCAGGACGGTCCTCCAGTGGCATACCGCCCCCAGCGAGCACATGGCGGGTGAGCGACCACAGGGTATGGGCCCGAGTAGGTTTTGGCGTCGCGCTCTTCGTCCCAGGGGTCAACGCCATCAAGCCCGACGTATGGGCCGTCTTTGAGCACGTAAAGGGCTGCGATCACGCCGACTTCCTCCCCTTGCACGGGACCTGCTCCAGCCATTCCAGGTAGGCGTCCAGGGTCTCTTTCCTGATGCGCCTTTGCCCTTGTGGGCCTGCGGGCTGGATGCATGTGAGTTGCCCCTTGCGCACGAGGTCCTCGATGACGTCCGCGTCCCGGTAGTCCAGGTATGCCGCCGCCGTTGTAAGGCTCATCGCTGCGGGCCAGATGGTCCTGGGAGCGGACATTAGCCGACCTCCCTCCCCAGGAGTGCCGCAGTATCGGCGGGGCTGTAGGCTAGGGGGTGCATGGAGGCTCCTTTCTCGCTCCCAGCAGCGTTTCTGCCTGAAACAGGGTCGCGCACGCGCCCACAAAGTCACCGTGTGTGTCTATGCAGCCCTTCCAAACGATCTCATAGAGCCCGGTTGCGCCGACGTCATGGCATGTTCGGTGGTAGAAGACGTACGACTTGCCGTTCCATGCGATGCGCTCGCCTGATGTTAGAGCCCGGTCCTTTGGCGGCTCTCCTAGCATCACGCCTTGCGGAAATGGCTTGCGCTTACTCACTCCCCCTCCCCCTCGGTGCCTAGTGCAGGGCGGTGCATTAGCTCCCCTCTCCCCCGGCGGGGACGCGCTCGAAGGACACGACCACTACCCAAGGGTTGCTCTCCCACGAGTAGCCGCGACGGGCGTTGAGAGAGTCCCAGAGCCCCGGCGCGTCCGGTCGGTCCTTCCAGCGCGGGGCAGAATTGCAGATCGGGCAGGAGTTGGGTACGTCGCTCATGGGCGGGCATCCTTCGCTTCTTCATAGGCGGCGTTCAGGGCGGCCATTTCCTCATGGGAGCCGCCGACGTCGGGGTGCAGTTTCTTCGAGAGGGACCGGTACGCGGCTTCGATCTGGGCACGTGTTGCAGTCGCGGGCACCATCAGGACTTCGGACCAACTCGCCCGCGATGGGAGGGCGGCAAAGCCCGTAAACGCCCGGTCTAGCAGGTCGGTGGATCCCCAACGCTCGATCCCGCGCATGGCTTCGACTGTCTTCGCGAGGGCTTGGATGTTGTCGGCCACCTGGTAGTACTGGTCGCATGCGAGGCAAAGCGGGTTGCCCTTCCTCGTGAAGTAAACGGCGGCTCCGTGGTCGCCGTCCACGGGAGGCCTGGAAAGGGGCATGCCGTCTTTTCGCAGTGGAATGGATGTGGACAGGATGACGCCACGGGCACCCATGCGGGAAAGTTCGCCCTTTAGGTTCTCGCTCGCGGTGTAAACCGTCTGCTTGAACTGGGATGTCTTCTTTGCCTTCGTTCGCTCCCATCCTTCGGGCCAGCAAAGGGGGAAGGCGGCAATATCCTCGAACGTGTTCACTTCCCCACCCCCGCAGATGCCCCATGCATCGCTTCCGAGTGCCGCGTGTTCTCCTCTGCCGTGAGACGGTCGAGAACGATCTGTGCCTCGTGTGGCGTGCTGGGGGAGGCTTCGACGTGGCCGGTAAGAAAGCCGGCGCCAAGGGCCAGGATCGTACAGGCGGCGCAGCAGGCTATCCAGCGGTTGCGCTCTACTTTGAGGAGGTCGCCCACGCTTTCGATGGCATCCGCGATCTTAGCTTCTGGGTCCTGGCTCATTGACTTGACATAGGCTTCGGCTGCCGGGTTGTGTTCGGTGGTCATTACCGGTACCCTCCTTCATTCATCTGCGGGAGTGCCCCGACCGCAGCCGCCGGCACAGACTCGGCGGCGTTGGTGGGGTGAGCCGGGCTTTTACCGTTCGTTTCGTAAGTCACCGCTTGCTCATGCGGCCCGTGTTTCTGCCCTGCGCTTACTAGGGCTCCTGCCGACGTCTCGGGGGCGATTGGGTACGCCCATCCGTCAGGCAAGTCGTGTAGTGTCTGCTCCTGCAGAGCGCGTTTCTGGATGCCCACCGCTGCCACGCAGATGAGCGGGAGTACGATACCGATGGTGATGGCGGTGAGCCAGCCTGCGCACCCTTCGCGGTAAACGGGGGTGTCGTCTCCCTTGATCGTGAGATAGCCGGGGGCGGGCTTCATGCCTGCCCTCCGCCGTGCTTGTCGTAGTGGTCTTGGGCGAGGTTCTTGGCGAGCATCTTGAACGCCTCCTCCTCTGCTGGAACCTTTGAGCTGACGACCTTCTTGACCCACTCCTGATCCTCGGCCCAGCTGGGGACGAACGTGAACACATCCATCGGGACGGGGGTGTCGGTGTCGCCCTGGCTCACCCAGTTACAGGTAACGGGCTGCCATTTCTGATCGGCGTAGATGCTGAGCTCGTGGAAGATCGGGCGGGGATCGTCTGTCTCGGGCTCCTCGGGCGCCTCCGGCTCAACGTATTCGGGGGCGTCCTCGGCTTGCATGTAGCCGCGACCGGCATAGACCATTTCCCGGCTCTCGATGATGGCTTCGGCGCTCAGATCGCCGTGGGCAAGGTCGGCGAGGCGGTCAAAGGACAGCGGGCCGATGTTGACAAGAGCGAGGGTGTCTTCCCCGTCCTTGAAGTAGCCCTCGGGGACTGAAGGGAGGTTTTGCACCCAGAGCAGGAAGAACTGATCGGACTCGTGATCCTGCTCCAGCCCGGCAGAGTATGCGTCCCAGTACTCCCATGCTTCGTCCGCTGACTGCATTTCCTTATCCATCAGCAGGAACTCGCCTGGCTGGCCGGGGTTGCGGCAAATGTTGAGGACGAACCAACCGTTGAGGGTTTGATCCTCGTTTCGACCCGGCAGGACGGTCGCGCGGATGAGGTCTTCGCCCAGGGTGAGCTGATCCATGCCGGAGACCTCTCGGCTGGTGGCCTTTTCCGCTTCTCTCGTCTGGTAGGGGAGAGCGACCTGGTCGACGGAGAGGTTGATGGTGATGCCCTCAATTCGGAAGCTCCCCACCTTCTGCCACTCGGTCCCCAGGTTGATGATTTCCTCGTGCTCGAGCGCCTCCAGGGCGGTGAGGACTTCGGGTGTGCCGACGCAGATTTCGGCGGCGAGCTTAGACGGCGTGATGGACTCCCCGTCGCCCTTGATGAGGCGGTCGAGGAGTTCGGCGAGGACGTGCCGCTGCGATAGATCGGCGGCGATGTTGGCGATTCCTTGCTTGGTAACGAGTGTGCTCATTAGGTTGTTGTCTTTCCCTCCCTGGGATTAGCGTTTCGCGGCGATGTAGACGGGGACCCCGGTTTGGCGCTGGACGGCGGTCCGGAATGCCTCCTCGTCGCTGTTGGAGTCCGACAGATGGAGGAGGTGAATCTCCTCAAGCCTTCTTAGGTCGTTGGCCTTGAGCATTTCCAGGAGGCGCTCCAGGCTCATGTGATTGGTGGCGGTGCGGCGGTAGCGATCGACGGGGATATTCCCGGCCAGGGCGTTCTCCCGGAGGATCTCGCGGCTGTGGTTACACTCGATGCAAAGGTGCGTGATGGCATCGAAGCGGTATTTCGAGTAGCCGGTGTCCGTGAGGTAAAGCAACCGCTTCCCGCAGGGGGAGCCGACGAGAAAGCCGAGCGTGCCTTCGGCGTCGTGGACGGCTTCGAACGCCTGGACGGTCCATGGGCCCACCTTGAACGGGGCAACCTTGGATGCTCCCTTGGCGCGGTGGCTGAGCTCGCCTTTCGGGAAGAGCTGCTTCCAGCATTCCGGGCTGGCGTAACAATCGATGCCGAGTTTCAGCAGTTCGGGGACGGCTTTAGAGTGATCGCCGTGGGCGTGGCTGATAAGGCAACCGGCAAGCGTGCAGGTTGCGAAGTTCATCCCCTTCTGGATGGCCTTGAAGGGGATGCCCGCGTCGATGAGCAGGGGAGCAGCCCCCACCGACCGCACCACGTAGGCGCAGCCGGCGGAACTGGAGGCGAGGGGCTGGAAGTGGATCACGCGTCCCTGTCCTCGACATTGAACCGATGCTGGTCTTCAAGGGTGCCCTCTTTGTTCCCGTACCAGTTGACCCTGGCCAGTGCCGCATTATCGAAGGCTGCGAGGCAGTCCTGGAGATAGCGGGCAAGGATAAAGTCGGGCGTGTTTGAACCATTCTCTTTGGAATAGCGGTTCAGCAACGAGCTCAGTTCGCTGTAGAAGGAAGGTTTCACTAGTACGGTGCCGCTCCGTCGGTGGTCTCTTCCTCGACGCGAGGATCGGTCTCGTCGGCCGCCTGGGGCTCTTCGGTCTTGGCGGCGGCGGGGAGGGTGATGATTTGGCCGTTGGCCTGCGCGGTCGCCTCATCCTCAAACTCAGCGTCTATCGAGTCCAGCGCTTCAAGTTGCATCCGGGCGAAGGTGACGGCGTTGACCTTGGCGGGGTCGAGGGCAATCTTTGCGGTCGTGCGGTGTACGACCGTCTTGTATTTCATTTCGACTTCGTTCGCATCCCAGACCGTCTTCGTCGGAGCTGCGTTTCTCGCTCGCTGAAAGTCGCGATCGGTAACGATGATTAGTCGGTTCTTGGCGGGGTCATCGAAGGAGATGTAACCGAAGCCACCTACGACCTTGCCAGGGTTGAATGGGTTCGTCCGCTTCAGGGTATAGGACTCAATCTTGTTGAGCATGTCCTTGGGGTGGGGCATGAACTCGTCCGTCTCGTACACGAGCATGTAGGTCACTTCTTTGGGCGGATCTACAGCGAACTTGCGGCGGCTGTAATCCATGCCCATGTAGCCAATGCCAAGGTCCAGGTCGTACTTTTGCAGCGCTGTGTTCCAGCGAGGCGTTGGGTTGATGGTGTTCGGGATCAGGGCGTCAAGCTCAAGGGAAACGCGGTGCACGGCGTCCACTGCGAGCTTCGGCATGTTGACGTTTGCCCAGGTGATAGGCTGGGCGTCCCTCCCTCTCTTGGCATCGAGAACCTGAAGCTGGTTGTCGATCCTAATGAAGAGGTGCTGAGCAAGGGCGCGCTGAAGGTCGCTCCATTGAATGGATGTGCCGAGTTCAGCCTTGAACTGCTGTTCGACCTTGGCCACGAACCTTGCGGAAATCGCTTCCTTGGTTTCGGGGGCCACTACGGGCGTGTTGCTTGCGGTAGCTGCTGACATGGTGTTTCTCCTCCTGGGAGTGGGATTAGGCGGCGTGGACCTCGACCCGGAGGGCCTTGTCCTTCTCGCTGACGATGAGGCGGATTTGCTGTCCGCGGGTGGGGTGGATGCGGGTCACTGACTCCGCGTTGTCGATCAGGATCACGGGCGAGAACCCGAAGTGATCGGACAGGACGTTGATGATGTCAAGGCCCACGTTGAGCCTCATGCCGTGATTGAGCGAGCCGTACGGCACGCCTTCCACGGCAACCTCGCAGCACTCAGCAATCGCGCCGTTTACTTGTGGGTCGAACATCTTGAAGCGGGCGATTTGGAACTTGGAATTGATCTTCTCTTCCAGCGCTCCGACCTTCGTGCGGATGAACTCATCGGTGAGATACAGGTGAGCGTCAAGCGTTTCAATCTCGGCGGCGAGCTTTCGCTCTTGGCCTTCGAGTTCTTCGATGCGCTTCTCGTTGTTGGCTTTCAGAATGCGCCGGGCTTCGATTCCCTCCGCGTCCTGAACGGCCCGGCGGGCTTGGTCGATCTTCTCGTCCACGTCCGCGAGGTAGCGCCCCTGGCCGATCTTGAGGGTTTGAATATCGGACTCGATCTCCGCTTTCTTCGAAAGGAGTTCAGCGGGGACGGGGGCGACGTTCGCCGCGGCGCTGTCGATCTGGGCCTTGGCTTTGTCGCGGGCATCGACGAGGCGCGGGAGTTCCTTCTGGATCGCTTCGATCTTCTCTTCGTTGCGGGACACTTGAGCGACCAGGTCGTCGACGCGGGCCTTGAGTGCCCGGCCATCTTCCTTGTTCTGCTCCAGCTTCCGGGCCTTGATCTGATTGAAGTTAGCCTTGGCCGCTTCGATCTTTTCGGCGGGGAGAGGTTGGCCGCATGCGCTGCAGCTTTCGGTGCCCGTCCATACCCCGGCGTTCAGGGCGGCGTATGCTTCCCTGAGTTCCCCTAGCTCCCGGTTCATCCTGGCCACGAGCGGAGTGGATGATTCGATGGCGGCGTTCAGGTCGGCCAGTCCGCGCTCCTCGGTGGAGACGTCGGAGGCAGCAGCACTATAGGCTGCCCTCGCCTCCTCGCAACCGGCCATGGCGTCGGCTCTTGCCTTCGTGGTCGCATCCTGGATTGCGGCTTCCACTTCCCGGAGTTCGACGGTCTTGGTTGCGATCGCGCCACCGGCGGCGATTTGGGCTCGCTCTTCGTTCAGGGTTTGGAGGGTTGTGCGAAGGGCGTCAAGATCGGGGGCGATATCGGGAACGGACTGAACCGCTCTTTTCGCCTCGTCGATCCTGGTGGGGATTCGCTCGATCTCCGAATTGATTTCCTTCCTTCGGGCCTGGGCGATCTTCCGGAAGTTCTCGAGGCTGTGATTGCCCAGGATGGCCGGGAGTTCTCTTAGCCCGATGTTGCCTTCGATGACTTCGGAATCCGAAATATCACCGCAGACGGTAAGGAGCAGCTTTCGCCGGTCCTGCCAAGTGAGCACGCCACCGAAATAGCCGGGATCCGACAGGAGCCGGAAAAGCTTCTCATCGCAGATGCCGGCGAGCGTCTGATCATATTCCTTCTTTTGGACCGGTACGCCGTCGACCTTGTAATCGGTGGTGTGGCCGGTGAATTCCTTTGTGGCGCCACCTCTCGGCTTAGTCCAGACTTCGCGGTAGGACTTCTGGAGCGTGATCCTCTGGCCTGCGATTTCGAACGCTGCGGTGACCTCATGATCCAGGCCATGGATGGCCTCGCCGGTCTTGGGGTCGATGGTCTTGATCTCGAAGTCTTTGCGGTTCTGGGAGTCCTTGTCGAAAAGGAGCCAGAAGAGAGCGTCGGCGATGGTGGTCTTGCCGCAGGCGTTGTCCCCGTAGACGTCGGCGTCGGCACCGGCCGGGTTCATGGTGAAACCCGACTGGCCCTTGAAGTTGCGGAGGGTGATCTCCATGAGACGCATGGAGCCGTTTTGGGTGAGGGGAAGGGTTGTCATGGTTAGTCCACAAATCCGAAATCCACTTCGGGGACGAGGGCCTTTTGCTCGTCGGTGAGCTGCGCGTTGGCCTCTCGGAGCTCCTTCTGGAGGCGGCGGGATCGCTCGCGGTTGTAGTGCTCGCTGAGGCGCTTGCGGCGCTGGCGTTCGTTCCAGTCGAGTTCCTCGCGGAGGTAGGAGGCTCTCATGCCGCACGCTCCGCGAAGTCACTGTTCACGTCGATCGACGACACGGCGAATTGGTGGAGGGCTCTGGCTTCCTCGAACTTTTGGGCGGCTTTGGCCTTTGCTTGGGATTTAAGGAGGGCGAGCCAGTCGCGCTCGTTCTGGTTTGCGCATTCGACGGCGCTAAACGCTTCCTGGGCCGAACGGCCGTAGTTCAGGAAGTCGCTAGCGGTGGCGTGCCGGTTGCTTAGAAGTTTCTCGTACGCTTCAAGCGCGGCGTGAAGGGAAATGTGGGCCGCGGTCTGGTTGGGCCCGGGCGTTGTCTGTTCTGGCATCTTGTCTGTCTCCAATGGGCCGGTATCAGCGGCCTACGGAGATATCTTACATCAAAAGATGTACAGTTACCAGGCAATTACGCCAAAAAGGCTAAAAAATGTTATCGGGGAACCAAGTCGTCCTCGTTAAACCGGGTGATGGTATCCCCGTTTTCGGTCTTTCGAATCAGGCCCTTCATGACGGCAATCGGTCTTCCAGCGGTGGGATACACGCGTTCGTAGGCGGGGTTAATCGAGTGCAGGTAGAAGCGCTCGCCGTCGTGCTTCCATTGCTTGATCGCGACGACGCAATCTCCGTCGCCCGTGTCCGACATGAAGAGAACGACCCTGTTCAGCTTTGGGTATTCGTCCTCTGCGAGGTTGACGAACACGCAGATATCCGATGGCTCAAGGAAGGGCATCATCGAGTCACGCTCGACTTCAGCGGTAAACGTCCCCTTGAACCGAAGCATGTGAACCGGGACGGGCCAGTCCAGCGGGGATTCAAGCGGATTTCTCCAGCTCACAGGCGACGATGCGGCGACTTTGCCGATGTGGGGCACGAGAACCTCCGATTCAGATATTGGCCCTCTCGGGACTCCTACGTCTTGGCCTGGCGTGTCGGTAAGCAGGAGACGCTTGGCTTTTCTAAGAACGTCGGCCGGGGTTGGCGCCCTGCCGTATTCCCAGTTCTTGTACCGGGTGTCCGTGACTCCGAGCTTTTCGGCCATTTGATTTTGAGTGAAGCGAAGCTCAGATCTGAGCCTAGCGAGTTCCGACGTGTCTGCCATCGGAAACATTCTCCAAGTAAGGGCGGCGGCGGTGTGCATCATTTGATGTATTTCTGATGTATGATGTATCGCTAGATGCACGAAGCGCAAACCCTTAACCTGAAAACAGGCAGTTCTACCGGTCTTACGACGGCTCAAAAAGTTGAGTTGGTGGTCCTCATGGTCACCGACGGCATGAAGCTGTACCGAGCCTGCCAGAAGATCGGGATTTCCAAGGAGACCTATCACGCCTACCGGCGGGGCACTCGCGGAAAGGGCAAGCAAAAAGAAAACCCGCCTAGCCCTGATACGGCTGAAGGCGGGTCAGACAACGCCGACGATCTCTCGCCATGCCCACACAGTTTAGCGCATGCCGGGCCCGACCACGTAACCCAGGAGGTTGCATGAATGGATGAAATCTGGAAAGACCCGGGCATTCCTTCCCCAGGACTGTTTGAGGTGTCGAGCCTCGGGAGGGTGAAAAATGTTCGCACCGGGAACACTCTTAGGACGTGGGTGCGCGATGGTTACCACGCCATAAAGCTCTCTTACTGCGGATCGGACACGCACTCCACTGTGCACACGCTTGTCTGTACGGCCTTTCATGGCCCCAAGCCCCCGGGGCACAGCGTGGACCATATCAACAGCGTTAGGTCGGACAATCGCCCTGAAAATCTTCGATGGCTGCCCGCTGGTGAGAACTCCAGGCGTGCGCGTCGTTTTGCCGGCGAAGAGCACAAGAGCTCGCGGCTAACCCAGTCTCAGGTGGACGAGATTCGCTCTCTGGCCGCTTCGGGCTATAGCGGTCGCAAGTTGGCCGGGATGTTTAGCGTTAGCCATAGCCACATCTGGAGGATTGTCAATCGTGTCTGGTGGAAGGGACCAGCCGGAGACGCCGGGAGCGTCGCGAGTGAGGATTCCGCAGCATGAACTACAGAACTATTGACGGATGGGTTTACGACGAGAACGATAATCGGTGGCAGGTCACCAGTTGGCGTGACGAGGCTGATTGTAAGCGTCTCCTGGAGACGCTTACCGACTGCTCCGACTGCTCCGACTGCTCCCGCTGCTCCGACTGCTCCGACTGCTCCCGCTGCTCCGACTGCTCCCGCTGCT